GTGAAGAGCCTCAAACTTTCTGAACTTATTGAATGTTACTTTTTTGTTCTCCAGTAAGCCAAGAGTGCCTCTAAAACGTGCGACTTTGTCACCACGAAAGCCTTTAACCTCGTGGATGTGGAGATTACCTAAGCCTCGTTCATCTAACAACACCCTTTTAAGGTCAGCAGCCAACGAAGCCTGGTAAGCAACAGCTTCCACAACAAGCGTGACTGTTGAAAAAGTAGGAAAATACTGGTCGCCTTGGAGTTCGAGAATCCCCCACTCAACAAGCATGTCGCACAGCAAGTCAATCTTCTCCAGGTTGCCGATGGAGCGAACTTGGTGAGAGTCGATAATGTAGTATTTATCTTTGAGACGACCACCTAAGACAAAGGCTGTGTAGTCAGACGTTTCGTTTTTACTCGCTGAGAGGTCAATACCAACTGCAAGAGTATCAAACTCTGTTTCTACTTCACCTTTAATAAGCAAATCAGGAGATAGCACAAGGTCGGAAGTCATGACCGGTTGTTGCTGGTACTGATAAGCAAAAGCAACAGGATCTAACTCTTTCTGACCAAGCAAATAATTAACTGACCACTGCTCAGGCCAATAGCTAATTGGTTCACCGCTGTTGTCGTATGTAAGCGCCTCTTGTGCAACTTGCTTCCACCCTTTCTTAGGAATGAACATAGTTTTATGTATATCCAAAGGATGAAATCGAGTACCCAAGCAAATACAACGACCACCCTCGAAAACAATGGGTGCAATAACTGAAGACCAGTTGTTATTCATCTCGTCTCGAACAGCAGGGTTCTTGATGTCCGAGCTTGACTTAATAGGGTCATCCACAATGACTAGGTGAGCACGTTTAGACGTAATCGAACCCCTTAGACCCGCTGCACGAAGGGTGAATTCTTCATCACCGACTCGTTGAATACCGGCGTAATCAAAGTCAATCGACCAAC